GCCCATCGGCAATCCCAAGCGTCCCGAGGCGTACAAGTTGCGCATTGACGGCATCCACCGCCCGATCTTCATTTTGGGCAATTACGAGGGCGTCTGCGGCGGGATGGACACGGTGAATTCTGTTGATCAGCAGATCGCCCTGATTCACAAGTACGCCACCATCGGCCACGTCATCTACGAGGGTCTGCTGCTCTCTACTTACTACGGCACATTGGGCAAGGCCGTGGAGCGGTACGGCAAGCAGCATATCTGGGCTTTCCTCGATACTCCCATCGAGGTCTGTATTGACCGCGTGAAGCGTCGCCGGTTGGAGGCCGGCAATACCAAGCCGCTGAACGAGCGTAACACTCGGGAGCGCATGAAGCCCATCAACTCCCTCAAGGCTCGCCTGACCCGCATGGGAGCCGACGTGCGCGACTTGGACTACACCCGCGATTGCGGCGCTCAAATCTACGCGTGGCTGGAGCAAGGATATGCTTGAGCGCCTGATTCACTTCGTTCTGGAGCGCGAGGGCATTCGCAAGGCCAAAGAGGCTGGGTTGCCCAAGCCGTGGACCACCGACCCCGTTCTCCAGCACTACCGCTTCTGCAATGTGTACAGGGAGGACGACAAGGTCACCAAGTGGATCCGCAACAACTGGCTTATCCACGAGGGGAGTCCCAACATAGTCGGGGCTACCTTGCTAGGGCGGATGATCAATTGGCCAGATACCTTGGCTGAGATCGGCTTCCCGCACGAGTGGGACAAGTTCAAGTACGCAGCAGCTATCCGGGCCAGGGCCAATCGCGGCGACAAGGTCTGGACGGGAGCGTACATGATCACAGCTGAGTCCAACGGCAAGCCCAAGGAGGTCAGCGTCTGTAATACCGTCGATGAGGCCATGCAGGATACCTGGGACATCGACACCTGTTACCAGACTTGGCTTGACCTCCAGACCTTGCCACGCATCGGCTCGTTCATGGCGGCCCAGGTAGTAGCCGACCTCAAGATGACTCATCTGCTGGAAAACGCTGAGGATCGCCTCACATTCTGCGCCCCCGGACCCGGTAGCCAAGCAGGGCTTAACGTATTGCTTGATATCCCCAACAAGACGTGGAAGCAACAGGAGTTCCAGGAAGCAGTTAATCAGTTGCGGGCAAAGATGCCCATCCCGTTGGATGCGCAGAATATGCAGAACGTCCTCTGCGAATTCAACAAGTACGTGCGGGGTTACTCCCGCTCAACCTACCCAGGAGAGAAGTAATGAATATTGTGCAATACGACATCAACGGATTCACCATCAAGTTGCCCATCGGGTTGGAGCAAGTAATGGATACGCCGGTGCGCGATAGCTACCAGGATTTCCTGAAGACCGACACCTCCCTGGTACGCCGCCACCTGACGGCCCTGACGACGCTCCTGCCCAAATATCTGGAACAACCTAGCAAGGTGCTCCACGTCTTTGGCGGCGTGGGCGCAACGGCCCAAGTCATCGACCAGTGCTACGCAGGGGTGCGCCACGAGTTCTGGGAGCGCGACCCGGTGTTGGTTGATTATCTCCAACGTACCTATCCCAACTTCAGGGTGGTACAAGTGGATGACTCCTACTCGACATTCCTATCGGAGTCGATGGAGTACCTGTCGCTATTTGACCACATCATGTTCGACCCGAGCGTGGCCACCATCAAGACTCCCAAGATCAAGGCTTGCTGGGCACAATTGTCCGACCTCAGTCCCAGGCTCATCTGGCTCAGCGACACGGCATGTGCAAAGATTCACCTCAACGCCAAGTTCTACGAGAAGGATTTCAACATGAAGGTCGAGCCGACGGCAGAAGGCTATTTGCAAGCATATGACGCCTGGCTGAGACTCAACTTCGATTTGCACATCGCTGCCGCCATGCGCGAAGCCGCAGAGACATACTGCGTAGTGCTGCCTGGTTCCATCGGCGCAGCCTTCGCCCGCCCCATCCCTTACCTGTGAGGACATCATGCGAGTAATTAATGCAAGAAACGTGAATGAGGCTTATCAATTGGGAGTAGCCATCATTCTTAGCACCGGCGCGGTCAGTCCCTCCCGCAACGGTGAGGTACTTGTCGCCCCCGGCCCGGTCATGAGCATTTACTACAGGCCCTGCGAGCGGGTGCTATTTGACGCCAACCGTGACGCCAACCCGTACTTCCACCTGATGGAGGCCATCTGGATGCTGGCCGGTGAGAAGGCGGCCGAGTGGCCTGTGAAGTTCAACAAGCAAATAGCCGAGTACGCCAACGACGATGGCAAGTATGATGGAGCCTATGGCTACCGCTGGCGGCGGCACTTCGGCTTCGATCAGATCCAATGGGCCGTGACGCATCTGCGCAACGACCCAATGTCTCGCCGTTGCGTGATCGGCATGTACGACCCGACGCAAGACATGAATACGCTGAGCAAGGACGTTCCTTGCAATACCCATCTCTATCTGGACTGCCGGGGGCGTAAGCTCAATATGACCATCTGCAATCGCAGCAACGACGCGGTGTGGGGAGCTTACGGGGCCAACGCTGTCCACTTCTCCGCGTTAATGGAAGTCATAGCTGCCGGCCTGGATATCCCTGTCGGCGAGATGCGTCAGTTCTCCAACAACCTACACATCTACAAGGACATCCCAAAGGTCTGGGAAGCTGTGACCAACCCTGCGCCACGCAACCCGTATCTGAACCATCGCGTCCAACCGTGGCCGATGGTGAAGGACTACCCGTCATTCCTTGGCGAGTGCAATCTGTTTCTTTCCCGTCCGGTGGAACAATTCAACTATCACAACCCATTCTTCTACTACGTTGCCCGTCCGATGTATCTGTCATGGGAAGCGTACAAAGCCGGAGAGATGGCTGATGCGATCTCGTGTGCACAGCAGATCGAAGCCTCCGACTGGAGCCTTGCCTGCGTCGAGTGGCTATCCAGGAGGGGCAAGTGAGCGACACTCTTAGCAAGCTGCGCGATATGGAGGAACAGCCCGACAACGGTCTGAAGGTCATGGCCCGCGTCCGCTACTACCGCAACGGCTCACGGGTCAAGCGGTTCCACACCGTGGATTGTCACGTGCCGGAAACGGTAGGGCACCATTCGGCGAATGTAGCCATTCTCTGTACCATCATCTCGGAGGGGCACTTCACCAAACATCTGCTTCTCGCCGCCCTGACCCATGATGCCACTGAGCAATTTACCGGCGACGTGCCGGCAACAGTGAAGTGGCAGTTCCCCGAGTTGTGCGACACAATGAAGAAGTTGGACCTCATCTACGCCCGCGACTCGTATAGCAGTTTTCTCAGTGAGTATGAGAAGTGCGTACTGAAGCAGGCCGACATGCTTGACCTCTGCCTCAAGGCTCTGGAGGAGGTCAACATGGGCAACAAGCAGTTTAGTATCATCTTGCAGCGTGGGTTGAACTACCTGCGTTCGCACAAGCCCTTTCCCGTAACTGAACTCATCATGAAGGAGATCGACCGTGAATACCGCAAATGACCGGCAAGTGGCCGGCAATCATTACAAGTTGGCAGACGGAGAGCAGCATTGGGACCGCCAATGGCGGCTTCACGGCAGGGGCTACTTCGTGGGCTGCATCACCAAGTATATTGAACGCTACCCTCTCAAGGGCGGAGTTCAAGATTTGGAAAAGGCCAAACACTTCCTGGAGAAGCTGATCGAACTGGAATCGGTTGCCGAGCGCGGCATGGCTCACAAGGGCATGGGAATCTCCCAGGATCCCATCGATGACGTTATCCAGCGGGAGATCATCGCTTCTCGCCGGAGTACGGGAGCCTAGACATCCTCTAGGACCGCTATAATCGCTCGCTACGGGGAGAACGGGGAGCCGGGAATACCTAGACCTACCCGAGCGATTCTAGCGCCTCCTACGGGCCGCAGCGAAACAATTAGACTTACCATTAAGATCAACGTATAGTAGATAGTAGGAGATTAGCATGACCAAGAGCACACGCGAAGTTCAGAACCTCATCAAGTCGATGGGGTTCACCATCCTCTCCACTGAGCGAGGGAAGCATCACAAATACCGACTGGCTACCCCACAGGGGGAGAAGCTGCTAGTCACATCCGTAACCGCCAGTGACTATCGGGCGCTGCAAAACATCACCAAACAGTTGAGGAGTTGGCTGTGAGCATGGTATCCGACCTGCTGTTCGGCGTCATACCCGACCTGCCGGCTAGTGCCGTAACCATCCGACACACCTGTATCAGTGATGCCCGCAGGGCGTTCAAAGAGTCGCAACGTGACCTTGCCGACCGGAACATAGAGGCAGTATTCCGGGCCATCGCCGACGACTACGCGACCAACGAAGAACTACAGGAGGCTACCGGGTTGGCGAAGGCGACTGTCTTCAACGCCTGCGTGGCCCTGCTGATAGCCGACCGGGTAACAGTCGACAAGACTCGTCGCCCACATACCTATTTCGTGAAGGAGAAGTGAGATGGACAGAAGTTTCAAGAACGCGCTGGAACGTTGGCTCGAACCCCCCGACGAGGATTTCGACGAGGAAGGCGACGAGTGCGACCTTGCCGACATCGAACGGCAGAAGATGATTGACCGGGAGGATTTCGAGGCCGAGACGCTGCGCCAGAAACAGGAGGACGAGGAATGAAAACTGAAATCAAGCCGGCGCGGACCCGCGTCACCACGAACTTCGCCAAGTGGGAAGCACCTGCCAAGTTCCTGCGGGAGTCCCCGCGTGAGCACCGCAACATTCCCTTCGTGGAGGACAAGGACTACATCCGAGCCGACAAGTTCGACAAGGCCGTGGCAATTGCCCTCGCCTTCGGGGTCGGGGTCTGGCTGTTCGTTACCGCCTACGAGTTTGGGTGGCTACAGTGAGCGAGTGGATTCCAGTCACCGAGCGGCTGCCCAAGCCGCAACAGTTCGTCCTGATCGCCTATCGGGACATCTACAGCCAAAACCCGAATAAGGTCACGATGGGTTGGTATGTCCCGGCCAAGACAGTCGAGAGCAACTACGAAGGTGAGGTGGATGACGAGTACGACGAAGAGTCAGATACCTACTACCTGCGCGAGCAATGGGTCAGTGAATGCAGGGAGTCGGAGTACCACTATTCGATTACAAACGTGACCCACTGGATGCTGCTGCCGGAGTACCCGAAATGAGTGACCACATCGACCTGATTCGCCATATGAACCTGCCCCCCGAGCGGTCGATCAAGACCGCCACCGAGCTTGCTCAAGGTGGAGCCTGCTGCGGGACGTGCGGTTACTTCTCCCACTGGAAGAACGGGCGCTGCACCCTCAAGGACAAGCACGTGTCATCCTACAACATCTGCGAACGCTGGACGGACATGAAATGAAGTACGTCCTCACAGTCGTTGCAACTGTGCTGTCCATCGCTCTCCTCGTAGCCATCTGGTTTGTCGGCTACGAGGAGGGGTGGCGGCAAGCTATCGCAAAGGCGCGTTCTGTTGTTGAAGGCGCATGTACTCCTCCAACGGGAGGCCAGCTTCGGCTGCGCGAATCTGCATCTCCCGCAGACCCGGCTGTTGCTCCAGAGTACGCATCGCGCCTGCTGCTGACGGGTCGGTAGTCCCGCCCAAGCCAGTGTAGCGACGCAAGGCGTCCGCTACCCGCCGCATGAATCCCGGTGACTGTTGTTCGTCCATTTACTCCTCCTTCTTGCAGATGGGCGCGACCGCCGCATACTCGCTGGAGCAGAGTACGGCGATGGCGTCCTGGGTCAGCCCGAGGTTTTGGAAGCTGCGGGCGGTTTCACGCTTGCCGCACTCGTGGTCGGCCCAGGAAGTGCCTGCGCTGACGCCCCAACCGAGTGCTGCCGCGCCGACTGTTGAAGACCCCATACACGGCGCTGTCGGATAGACGTTGCCGCTGAAAACATTCGGGACTGTGCGGACATTGACGGTTCCCTTCTGCTCGACAGGCGCTGCCGCTTCGTTGGTGACGGCGACGTTGATCGGTTGCGGGGCAGCAAGGGGCTGAGGCGTAGCGGCGGGGGCTGCGACCTCGACCTTGTTGATGTTCTTCACGTAAGCCAGCGCGTTGGCGCGGGACTCGGCGCTCACCCCGATCACGTTGGTGTTCGTGTTCTTGATGTCGCCGCCGTTGCCAGGCGGGTTGTCGTTGCCGATGCCGACGGCAAAGGCAGAAGTGCAGAAAAAAGCGAATGCTG